AGAGGATGGCAGGCGAGATGCACGCTGCCGATGCCTTGATGGCCAAGAAGAACTACTCTTCCCATGAGCTGTTGGAACGCATCAAGGTGATGAGCGCCCGCAAGCGCGGTCCCCGCAAAGGCTCACACCGTCTTTGAGTGCGTTGGCCTTGATGGCATCGATACTCACGCGCGAATGCTGGGTGGGCGGACTTCGCTGGAGGTTTTGATGAGCGCTCCCTTTCATTTGCCGATACCTTATGTCGCTGTCGCGAAATTTCGCGCTCGTCAGATTATGCCGGAGCCGCAATGCGATATGTGCGGGCATGTTTGGACGGACGAGGAGCGCAACTTCGATTTTGTGAAGAGGCACATGGTTGCAGTTCATGGATACAAACAGGTAGCTCGCCAGGTCTTCAGATCGACGCCATGCGTTGCCTGCATCAAGCCCGGCCTTTATCGGGTGGGAGGCGTCGCATATTGTCTGGAGCATCGCGATCTGGCGGTGACACGGACAACACGGCGACGGAATCTGCTGGATGGCGCACGAATTGAAAGGGAGAAGTTGTCGAGCGATACGGAGAGCCGTTTGCGAAAGAAGGATAGCCTGCATCGGCTGACATTGCGGAGGAGGTATAAACCGTGAGCGAACATGCGTCGGGAACTTGCCGGTACTGCGGCTGCACAGAGGAACATCCCTGCAAGACGTATTCCGGCGGCGAGAACGATACCTGCGGGTGGCTCTATGGAACGCTCCAAACGGTCTGCACGGCGCCGATATGCATTTCGAACTATGCGCGGGACAAGCGTGCGCTGGAACGCGAGATCAAGGAAATGACTCGCAAAAAGGCGCCATGGGAGATAGAGGAGCTTATCCAGGAGAAGCGCCGCAAGCGCAAGCGGGAATCGCGGCTGCGGTGTAAGGCGCGGAAAGCGGCCGAGGCAAAGCGGAAGGTGGCGACGGTATGACAACCGTTATCAGGCTGATGTTGACGGGCAGCATTGATCGCGCACAAACGCCGGTTTTGCGGCGCATCAAGGGAGAGGAGATTTGGATGGCGCCTAGAGTGGTGATGGGAAGCGAGTTGATTGAGCCGCATAAGAGAGCGGTAGGAATTTGCTCGGCCTGTGGCGAGCATTGCCCAGGCACGGAGCGGTATTGCAGCCGCTGTGAGGATGAGATCGACGCGCTGCGAAAGCCGAAGCAAGTGAGCGATTGGCTGATTATGCTGGGTTCGATCTTGGGCTTTTTGGTCTTTTGCCTGCTGATGGCTGGGCTTGCAAAGCTGATTTTTGGATGAGGTATGTGCCGGCGATGAGCTGGTGGAAAGGTTGAAGACATGGGAAAGCAATCTGCACTTCTGAAAAGGAACAACGGTATGGCGCAGAAAATCGAAATGTTTCTGCCAGTAAAAGTGCTGGCTCTGTCGGCAAGGTTGCCGTTGTAGGACTCAGGGAGCGAGGCGGTAGGGTAATCGCTCATCCGGTCGCCAACACTGACAAGGAAGCCTTGCAGGGCGCGATTCTTGAGCATGTGGAGATTGGCTCTCAACTCATGACCGATGAGGCTTCCGGGTACTCCGGCATCGCCGGTCTGTTCTTCGCAAGGACTACTGCTTTCGAGTTGCTTCAAGGCTGCCCTTTCCTTAAGGCGGGTGAGGTTTTTTGTCGAGGTAATCTTTGCCTCACGGGTGGCCTTGAAAGAAACAGATACGCAGAGCGCATGTTTAAATACACAAAGACAAACCAAATCATCACTACGGCAGAACGAATTCTCTTGGATCGGTGGAAGATAACTTCCACAGGAATAGCGGCGGCTGGGAAGAAACGGCCAGAAACGGGGGCGTAAATTGAGAACGGAAGTCAAGTATATAATTCCCGAAAGTATCTATCCGGAGAGCTTGCGGACGCAGTCATTATCGCTTAACCAGGTTCGCGCCTATGGCTCTCTCCTTGGGCGCGAAATGCGCGGCGACTTAGGCAATGAGCAACTGGGCCTTCGGGCAGCTCGGTCCTAATTGTTCGCCGCGCAACTTGAAAGATGGAGATAAGTGCATGAAAGCTACACGTTTTATTTTGGCGTTGCTGTTGCTGGGATGCTTCCCCGTCCACGCGGAGCGGCCCTCTGGCTCACAGAGGGCCGCTGAGAGTGAGAGCTCTTTGCGGCGCTTTGTGATGATTGCGCGCTTTGAGGGGCTGGCGCTGCATGTTCACCGCGATGGCCGGGGCGCGGAGATCGGCTACGGCCATGAGCTGCTCGTCGGCGAGAGGTATCCGCACGGAATCAATGAGCGCCAGGCGTATGCGCTCTACCTGGTCGACGTGGCTAGGGCGGAGAGCGCGGTGCGGCGGCTGGCTCCGCAGGCTAATCAGAATCAGTTTGATGCCCTGGACGACTTTACCTACGAGATGGGTACGGGCGCGCTGGCGCGCCTGCTGGCGCATGGCTGGGCACAGGTTCCGGCCGAGTTGCCGCGCTGGCGCCGCGTCAATCACCGGCCAGTGGCCAGCATCGCGGCTCGAAGGCAATTTGAGGTTGCGCTGTTTTTGAAGAAGTGAAAGGAAGCGATGGGCGCGAAAACCGGGATTGAATGGACGGACTCCACCTGGTCACCGATCAGGGCGCGAGTCAGGATGGATGCGGCGCAGATCGCCCGCGAGAAGGGTTACAACTCGCTGATCGAGATCGCAACAAAGATGCGGGGCCGCGTGGGCCAGCACTGCGAGCATGTGTCGCCCGGCTGCGAGAACTGCTACGCGGAGACTAACAATCATCGCTGTCTGCCTTACAACGGCACCGGCCTGCCTTATGACCGACGCTCGCGGAATCTGGTCGAGGCGTTCGTGGATGAAAAGGCGCTGCTGCAGCCGTTGAAGTGGAAGACGGTTAAAATACATACTCCTGAATGTGATGCGTGCGCCAAAGAAAGCATGCGCTCTGAAGGTCATTATGGATGCAAATGCCCTGTGCGGCCGCGCCGCATCTTCGTCGAGAATCAGTCGGACCTCTTCGCGGAGTGGGTGACTGATGAGATGCTCGACTGCATCTTCGCGGTGACGGCGCTCTGTCCGCAGCATATCTTCCAGGTGCTGACTAAGAGGCCAGAGCGGATGCTGGCGTATTTACAGGGGAAGATTGCCCTCCGGATTCAGATTCTTTTTCAGCATCACATTTCTACTGAGAAATGGGGGCGCAAAGCGGAGAAAAGCCGTGGCGTAAGTCTTGGCGCTCCGGTTGCATGGCCATTTCCCAACGTCTGGCTGGGCGTGAGCGTTGAGAATCAGGCCGCGGCGGATGAGCGGATACCGCTGTTGCTTCAGATGCCGGCGGCTGTGCGGTTCGCGAGCTGCGAACCGCTGCTGGGGCCGGTAAGTCTGGAAGAACTTCCGAGCCACAGCGGGATTGGTCGGCATCTTGCTGCGTTCAGCAACTTTCGTGACAAATATGCAGATGTGAAAACGGGCATTGACTGGGTAATATGCGGCGGGGAGAGCGGACCAGGTGCGCGGCCCATGCACCCGGATTGGGCGCGCAGGCTGCGCGATCAGTGCGCGGCGGCCGGCGTGCCGTTCTTCTTTAAGCAATGGGGCGAGTGGACGGAAGTCGGTGGAGGGCCACCGAACATTGAGCTTGTCAATGAAGAGCCTCCGATTGACAGCATGAATGCGGTCATCCACCTGAATGGTCACCGACCTGATTGCTTCAACAAGATGCATGACGGAGAGAGTTATAGGTGGATGTCGCGCATCGGCAAAAAAGCCGCCGGCGCGCTTCTTGATGGCGTGGAGCGTAAGGCGTTCCCGGAGGTGCGGAGATGAAAGCTCTGAGCGTACGCGCGCCGTGGTGGTGGGCAATCCTGCACGGCAAGCCGATTGAAAACCGGGAATGGTATACCAGCGTGCGGGGACGCGTTGCGCTCCACGCCTCTAAATGGTGGGGAGTCGAAGACATCTCGCTGGATTGGTGTGATGTCGAAGACATGGCGGCTGCATCGGGAATTGTGATACCAGAGCCGGATTGGGCTTGGATGCGATCAGTTGGTGGCAGTGTCGTGGGCTCAGTGGAGATTGTCGATTGTGTGCGGGAAAGCACCAGCCCATTCTTTGTCGGGAAATACGGTTTCGTACTTCGGAATCCGATTGCTTTTGAAACGCCTCTGCCATGGAAGGGATCGCTTGGATTCTTTGACGTTGATGACATGGATTTTTCTTCGGCTCGATGGAATCAGGAGCAGAACCAATGAGTGGCATCGCGCTGATCCCGACGAAGAAGCACGCGCCGGCGAAGCGCGTGCGGCCGGATGATGGCGGCATTGAGTGGCATGAGGAGCTGCACGCCTTCTTTTGCCGGGGCTGCCTGGAGTATGACGAGATTCGCAATCCGCACAGCCGCGAGCCGGATAAGCTGGCGGAGATCCACGAGGGTCTGATTATGGATCATACCGAATGCTGGGAGTTTGACGATCCGGAGATGGCAAAGCAGGCGCGGAAACATCGCAAGGAAAAGAAGCGCCGCGAGCTGCTGGCCGCGGGCGGCCTGGCGGCGCAGCGCGTGAGCTGGAGGGGGAGATGATGTAGGGAACAGGGAATAGGGAACAGGGAAGAAGATTGCCTGGCTGCTCGAAGAGGGCTTCACGAAGTCTTCACTTGCGAAACGGCTGGGTTATAAGAATGGCGCAATCCAATATGACCAGGATGTGATCACGGCCAGGAATGCGCGCAAGGTAGATCGGCTTTATCGAACGTTGAAGGTTGGCGGATAGGGCTTAGGTTTCAAGCGACGTTTGATTGATGATTGTCCCACGCGACACGAAGAGCGACGGGCATGGGGGAGTACTGCGATGAGCGCACGGGCGAGTGGATACATGAAAGCGCTGGCGGTCTGCCCGAACGGGGAGCGCATTACGCCACGGGAGAAGTTGGTGGGAATGGTGCTGGCCGACTCGCACCAGGATAAGGCGCGCCGGTTCACCTATCCGAGCGTGGAGACTATCGCTGAGGAATCTATGAGCGATCGGCGCACCTGCCAGCGATACCTGTCCGCGCTGGAACGCAAGGGTGTGATTCGCAGGCTGAGGCCTTCGAACCAGGGACGCGGAGCGCAGGTTTTTTACTTCTTTCCGGCGTTGGAAGAATTGCCAGAAGGGTGGCAGGACGCCGCCCTTTCTGTGCCGGATGTTTTTTGTGATAAGGGCGGCGGAAGGGCGGCGGAAGGGCGGCGGAAGGGCGGCAATTTGCGCGCTGCTCTAATAGAACGCGCGCAGGAACGGGAACATGAACAAGTACAACAAGAACAACACCCCCCTACCCCCCTCGCGAGGGGGGAGAGCGGCGGAAAGGAAAACGACGATGCGAACGATAGGGAACGGAAAGACAGGGAACAGGGAACAGGGAACAGGGAACAGGACGCGGCTGGCTCCTATGCGCCGGAAAAAAGCGCCGCGAGTGTGGACCTGGCGGCTATGGAAGTTCAGACGCCGGGATTGGAAGTTTCTGAACGGCAGACCGTGGGTTCGGAATTGGGCGACGGCGAAAGCGATTCGAAACGCGATGTGGGAAGTGCGCGAAGCGGTGTGGACGCTGGCGGCGAGACGGCTGAGGCAGGCGCGGATCTCGACGGGGTAGCAGATGAGCCGCTCGATGACCTGGAGATAGCGGTGACTGCGCAGGTGGTGATGATTGGCTGCGGCTGGACGGATGAAAAACTGAGGCCGATCATCGTGGCGCAACTTGACATGCAGGAACAAAGCGGCGAGGGGTTGGTGGAGACTTCGCAAAAAATGATTGCGGCATGGAAGCTCTACAAACAGCAAGGTTCACGGTTGCGTTTCAAGTGGGGCGCGCGAAAGTTTATCGGCGAGGGCTACTGGAGCAACTCAGAAAGCTGGCCCTGGGATGCGATGGTATTGCGTGAGGAACGGTTACGCGCAAACGCAAGAGTGGGCAGTTATACACCGCCATAAGTTCCACATGGAACATTTGTTACACGTGGAACACTTGGCAAGGAGGATAAGTTGAGTTATCGGAAAGTAAAACAGGTTTCGAAGATTTGCGCGAAGGAAGATTGCGGCCTGCCGAGGCTGGGAAGGAATAGGTTGTGCCGGAAGTGTCAGAGCGAGAAAGAGCGCATTCGGCAAAGAAAGAAAACTGAGCCAGTCGAGCTGCTGGCGCGGGCGGTGCGTGAAGTGAAGAAGCGTCCGGGCATTATCGACCAGGGATTCAAGCAGCGGTTGGAAGAGCTGGCGTCGGTGGTAGCGGCGCAGATCAATGATTTCAATGAGAGCGCGCGGAGGGCCGGATGAGCGATGAGGCTCGAAAGCAGATCAAGGACATAGCCGCGCGGATGATAGATTTTGCGGCGGTGCAGGCGAATGGCATGGTGGCGAGCGCCAGTCCGCGGCTGATAAGGAAATGGGCTGCTGAGATTAAAGCGGCATTAAAGCGGGATGCGGAGGCGGAATGACACGCTTTGTGGTGATTGAGACGTTGCGGCGCGGCAAGGTGATGCCGCCTGAGCCGCTGGATAAGATAGGCCAGATCATGGCAGAGCGGGCGTTGCGGGCCGAGGTGGATGCTCAGGTTTACGAGGACTGGGAAAAGCGAAGAACGGCACATATCCAGGAAGAGCGCGATCACAAGCTGCGAGTGGAAGAAGTATTTATGACGAAAAAGCCGAAGCGCGAACGAGTATATGTGAGCTTTGGAGCGAAGAAGATAAGTCGCGAAGATAGGATTGCATCTAAAATCAAGAATGCATATGGAATGGGGGGAGCATTTTAGGATTGCAATCTTAGGGAATTACGTATTTACTCCCTAAATACATGAGAGGCAGACGCCTCAAAGGAGACAAGATGAAATATGAAGTTTGCCAAAAAGTGATGGGATTGGCTGAAACTAGCTGCGAACAGAACGACGAGCGCAATAACGCCGCAGCTTGGAATGATGTCAATGCTAGAGTCTTCGAGCAAAAGTCCGATGCTGAAGTCTTCGAGCAAAAGTCCGATGCTGAAGTCTTCGAGCAAAAGTCCGATGCTGAGCAGTATCGCCAGCCGCTCATCAACAGCTACCTTTCCCGGTACGAACAGCCCGAATTTCCACAAATAAATAAAAAAAGATTTGCATAGTGTACCTTATTGCTCTATATATATAAGCTAGATTGAACACATATCGGACGCTGGATTTGAAAAATGCGACCGAGAGATAAGAAATGCTAAGGTTTCTGGCGGCAGCAAGGCGATAGCTGCTGAAAGTAAAATTAAATAACGCGCGACCCGCGGATTCATGGTCTCCTGGAGTCGTACCCTTGTCTAAACAAATAAGTGCCATCCTTAGAAATGAGAAGAACGAATTTCTTTATCGACTCGAGAGTGATGAGCTTGCAGATATGATATGGCGCGCGGAGCAGGGAGAAGTCGAGCAACTCAAAGTGATGCACAAGGGGCGCATGCGACTTATATTTAGGCAAAAGTCAAAGCCGGCTAAACCGTCAAAATCAAAGAATAGCGAATGTGCATTGAACGAGGATGATGCACGCGGATTTGTGGGCGAGCTTGGACCTATCGATCAGTATCAACGCGAGCGATGGGCTGGGCATGGATTGATTCCCCGCCTTGTATAGTGGTTGGCGATGGTTAGACGAGTGGCAGCAAGGATTCAATAAAAACTTTGTCAGTGAGGGCAAGTGTGAACCAAACTTCACAAACGATTCTGACAATCTTTGTGCAGATACTGATCGGCGTGGCGATAGTCGCGACGGTGCGGCAAAAGCTAGATGACTTGGTTGGTTGGGTGAAAGGCCTGGCTCTGGATGTTAAGAAGCTGACCGAGGATTCGAAGCAGCACGAAGGCAGAATTGCGCGCATTGAAGGCTATTTGAAGATAACACCGGGATAGCGCGCGAACAATATTTGCCGCCCAACGCCGACTGGCGGCAGAAGCGCGGCGGCTGCCATGAGCCGCTCCTTTCGGCGGCGGTATGGTCTCGCCGATCTATCGCCGCCGTCCGCGCCATCATGCTTTATATTCTTCGGCGGCCATTTCGGCCGCTGAGTGCTATTCACTGACAACCGCTTTGAAGGGGATAAACATGAACCCTATTCAGGCATTCCGGCTCTTTGAACTGTTCAAAAAGTTTGAGGCTGTCGCGAAAGGAAAAGGTAACTATATGACCAAGTTCTTGATGTATGTGCATCTTCTGGGCACGCTTGCCGCGACGCTCGGAGTGCCGACTCTGGCTCAGAATTGGCTCAATCAACCTGGTCACGCCACGTACTTTGTGATCGGCGTTGGCCTTTCAGTTTTGCTTCACACGCTATTGCCGTCGATCTTCGCCGCGCCCAGCGATGCCGCGCAAAAGCAGGCGGGGATTGGCTCGGGTGCGGGGATGGTCCTGCTGATGCTTGGCTTGAGCATGGCGCTTGCGCAGCCAGTGAAAGCGCAGGCAACCACAACCACACCCGCGCCAGCCGCATCCAGCCCGGTATTCACCGGCAGTACGGATGCCATCGGGATGCGTTGGAAGGGAGCCTGGGGAACCGGAAACCTGACAACTGAATCGTTGGACTTTCTCGACTTTGGCAAAACCAAGTCGCAGCATGTCTTTGTCGAGGGTCATGAGTTGATCTCTTCAGCGGCCGGCTTTAATGCTTACACTGGCGGCCTGGCGATCACTCCGGACCTGACAAAATTACTTGCGAAGACCAATGTTACTCCAGCCAATTTGAGTGTTACGTTCAGTGCCTCGGTCGGCTCAGGCGTGCCAAATGCCGGCAACTCGCATATAGCTTTCCTGCTGGGCGGCGGCGTCAAATACAAAGCCACCAGCGCGCTCAGTTGGAACCCGCTTCAGGTGCAATGGCTCAGATACGGCAGCAATAACGCTCCAGTGATCAGCGGCGGGCTTTCCTACATCTTTAAGTAATCAACTCTGCGCGGGGCATGGTATCGTGGGAGATCCGCGGTCGGCTTTATCACCAGCTCATGAAACACTCCGCGCAGGTCTCCGGCGGTGTTACCGCACCGCCGGAGTGCAATGTCCACCTGGGGAACCCCGGCGGCATTCTGCTGCTTCGCTGCCGGGTATTTTTACCATTTGATTTAGGAGGATGAATGAGCCAACTGTCGCCGCATTTTACGCTTGAAGAGATGTTATTTAGCAGGGATGCAACCATCTTCAATATTGACAACTCTCCAACTCCGGAGATTGTTGCTAACTTGACTTTAATCTGTGCAGGGATGGAAAAAGTTCGAGAATTGCTCGGAAATCTTCCGATACACATCGATTCCGGCTATCGCTGCGAGCAACTCAATGTAGTGGTTGGAGGAGTTCCTAATTCGGCGCACCTTTCTGGTTATGCGGCAGACTTTATATGTGCGGCCTTTGGCGCTCCTTTGGATATTGTGCAGGCGATAGCCGCCAGCGATCTGAAGTACGACCAGCTCATCCAGGAGGGGGGGTGGGTTCATCTTTCCGTCTCTCCCACAATGCGCCAGGAGATTCTGACGGCGCACTTCATCGGCGGCGTGGCGCATCGCGCAGTGTATCATAAAGGCATTTTTTAGTCAGCTAATGCCATGGATCATGATGATTCAGCGCGCGAAGTGGCGGCGATGCAGTTTGCCGGCGGCCGATTGATCGCTGAGATTGCGGCGGAGTGGGAACGGGATGTAGCTTGGGTGGAAGAAGCGATTCGTCATGCGCTGCTGGAAATGATACCTCGATGCGAAGGCGGCTTGAAGATAGCGCGCGAGGAAGCGAGGGCGAGGAGGCGCGCGGCGGAGGATGATGAAGCGAATGCTTTGCGCGAGGCACAGGGCGAGTTGAAATGGTGATTTATGATGACGCCTAAACAAGCAATCTTTTACGGAGAGTACATCAAGGACGGCAACGGCACGAGAGCCGCGATTGCCGCCGGATACCCGGAGAAGAGCGCCCACGTGGCTGCCGCGCGGATGCTGAAGAATCCGCAGATTGCCGGAGCGATTGCGGAATGGCAGCGGCGTACCTGCACAAAGCTGGAATTGACGGCAGAGCTTGTTCAGGGAAAAATCGTTGCGGTTCTGCGCGCTGATCCGAAGAACCTGTATGACGGCCAGGGCAATCGGATTCCTGTTCATCTACTTGACGACGTGACGCGGGCGGCGATTGCGGCGATCGAGGATGAGACGCAAGAATGTCTTGGCGATGAAGATGAAGAAGGAATAAAACCTCGGCTTGTGATGCGCAAACAGAAGTTGAAGCTGTGCGATGGATTACGGGCGGCAGAGCTGGGTGGGAAGTTGCTGAAATTGTTTACGGAGCGGGCGGAGGTTGTACACCGCTACGGGCAACTGGGAGATGAGGATCTTGCAAAGCGTATCGATGAACTCGCAGCCAGCCTTGGATTTGCACCAAAGAATGAGATCCCTGGAAGAAATTCAGGCGATCAAGCAAGAGCAGGCGCGCCGGCAGAGTCGGCGTAAGTTGGCGACCTACTATCCTGACAGTGGACCTTTGCGCCGCGAGCTCTACGTTAAGCATCTGGAATTTTTCGAGGCTGGGATTCGCTTTCGCGAGCGGCTGATGCTGGCCGCCAATCGCGTGGGTAAGACTGAGGGCGTCGGCGGTTATGAAACGGCGTTGCACCTCACGGGCAAGTATCCGGAATGGTGGAAGGGTAGGCGCTTTAATCATCCCGTGAAATGGTGGGCAGCCGCTGACACTAACCTGACGGCGCGCGATATTTTGCAGGCGAAGCTGCTGGGCCCGCTGCTCAAGCCTGGTACGGGGTTGATACCGGGCGATGACATCGGGCGCATGACGCGGCGCAGCGGCGTGGCAGATGCGATCGATACGGTCTATATTCGGCATGTTTCGGGCGGCAACTCTCAGTTGGTATTCAAGAGCTACGAGGGCGGCGTAGAGGCATTTCAGGGCACAGAGCAAGATGGGGTTTGGCTCGATGAAGAGCCGCCTCTTGCAATCTACATCGAGGCGCTGATGCGCACGATGAGTTGCAACGGCATGGCGCTGCTCACGTTTACGCCTCTGCTGGGCATGTCTGATGTTGTGTTGCAGTTTCTACCGGGCGGGCAGCTTAAGGAACGGGCAGACGGCACCAAGTTTGTGGTAATGGCCACATGGGACGACGCTCCGCACTTGAGCGAGAAGGCTAAGAGCGATCTGCTGTACAGCATTCCGCCATATCAGAGGGATGCGAGATCAAAGGGCATACCGCAGCTCGGCGCGGGCGCAATTTACCCGGTGCCCGAGGGGGATATTGCGGTCGATCCCTTTCCTATACCCGCGCATTGGCCGCGTGGGTATGGGATGGACGTAGGCTGGAACTTCACGGCGGGTATCTGGGGAGCTTATGACCGCGAGACGGAAACACTTTACCTCTATCACGAATACAAGCGTGGAGAGGTTGAGCCGAGCGTCCATGCTCATGCTTTCAAGGCTCCTGGGGCGTGGATTCCTGGCTTCATCGATCCGGCGAGCCGCGGACGCGCGCAGGGGGATGGGAAGCAGCTACTGCACGACTATCAGCAATTGGGGTTGAGGCTAACCTTGGCAGATAACGGCGTCGAATCAGGGCTATATAGTTGCTGGAACAGGATGTCGAGCGGTAAGATACGAGTCTTTAGCACGCTGAGCAGATGGTTTGAGGAGTTCCGGTTGTATCGGCGAGACGAAAAGGGCCGGGTTATTAAAACGGCCGATCACTTGATGGATGGGATGCGGTATCTTGAGAGTCGCATCCATCAGATGATTGTTGAACCTATAAACAAGGCTGCGGCAGGGCCGCGGCCTTCTTATACGGCATGGAGTTGAAACAATGGCAGTTTTGACGGCGGAAGCGCGGATGCATTTATCGGCGAAGACGTTTGGCATGCCGGCGGAGCGGAAGTACCCGATGCCGGATGCGAGCCATGCGGCTAATGCCAAGGCGCGGGCAACGCAGCGGCTTGAGCGCGGCCATCTGAGCGAGGCGGCGGCGGCGCGGATTAGGGCGAAGGCAAATAGGATTCTGGGAGGGAAATAATGCCCTGGACGCCGAAACAGGTGCGGCTGCTGCTGAGCAAGTATTCGCCGCTAAAGCCTGAACAGCAAGAGAAGATGAAGGCCGAGTTGCATGCCAAACCGGCAATGGGTCACGCCCGCAAGGGTAGCGAGGAGCTGAAAAAGTCATGAAGAAACTGCTATGTCTGTTGTTGTTGGCTTTTGCACCGTTGGCGCACGCAGTCACCTGTGATCAATGGGCGGTGGGTTCCGATACTGCCTCTGGATTGACGCAGATTGTGGCGCTGCAGACCGGTAAAAGCGTCTATGTATGCTCGTGGTCTGTCACCACGGCGGTTACAACGGCGAATAGCGCGCAACTGCAATATGGGACCGGCAGCGCGTGCGCTACCGGCACTGGAAGTCTGAGTTTGATTGCGCCACTCCAGGCAATTACCACTCAGACGGCCTATTCGTATTCCTATTTCTTGCCGGCGAATGCCAACTGGCAAACGCCTCTCAATAATGCGCTGTGCTTGAATCTAGGCGCGGCTACGAATGTCAACTACCAAATCAACTATGCAGTGCAGTGAGGAGCCTTATGGCAAAGAAGGTCATTCGCAGGATCTCGATTGAGCCGGCGGAGAATGGCGGCCACGTGGTGGAGCACAACTATAAACCGCAGCCAGCTCACAGTTCGAAGAATGGCATGGGGATGGAATATCCCGAATCGGAGACCCATGTCTTTGGTCCAGAACAAGGACATGCCATGCTGGCGCATGTTGCCAATCACCTGGAGATCCCCGAGGGCGAGGAAAAGCCGGAGCATGACAAGAAGAATCTTGAGAAGATTCGCTCTTCCGAGAACAAGTTCATCGACAAGGAAGAGGCAGAATAATGGCCTGGACCGCGCCGAAGATTCAAGCGCTGCTGCTGCGGACGCCTGCGCCAGCCGCCGCCAAGCCGCTGCGCGTGCCTATGGCCAACCGGCCGGCGCGCAGCCCTTCGCCGCGGGGAGTGAGTGCGGAGACGACCAGCGGTTACGGGAAGAAGGGGTAAGAAATGCCTTTGTCTGAGGATCTGGAAAAACTAAAGAACGATCCCAACCTGGTCGCTGGGATGATTGCGCGGATAGCGCCGCGGATCAGGGACCACGAACACCTGACGAACAAGTTGTCAACGGTGCCGTTGGAGTGGAAGCAGATTGTCTATGACATTCTGAAGCCGAATCTGCGCTTTCAGGCCTGGCCGCTGCATCGCTATATGTCGGCTGCCGCTGACCGCGCGGTGCGGGAGATGCTGCCGACGATTCAGCAATGGGACGGGCTTCATGCGGAGGCAACCGCTCGCGTGCAATCGCAGCAGGCGGAGGGCACTATCGAATCTGAATGGAGCCTCAACCCGCAAAAGGAAGTCTATTTCTCGCGTGAGATTGCCGATGCCGAAAGCGCAATCGCTGATGGGCTGGCCACAACAGTTCTGCTACTGGTTTGCGGTAAATGCACAGAGCGCGCGGAATTTCGCGGCGTCGGCGATGAAACGCCGGTTGCTGTGATGATGAAGGCGCGGCGAGCTGGCTGGATCTACGACAACACAGGCGATACGCCACGCGAGATTTGTCCAACATGTCCAACCTCACTTCGAAAGGAAACGATCCAATGAAAAACGCTCTCTTTGCTTTATTGCTGTGCATAGCTTCGCTGGGCGCCCAGGCGCAGGGCGGTGGTACAGGCCAGGGATGGCCAACGGTGCTTTACTACACCAATTCTGTAGGGGGCACGATCACCGCAACCAACGCGAATTGTCTTGCTGTGGCGCAGACGGCATGTGTGTATCTGCAGGTGCCGCAGGGCGCGGCTACGGCCAGTATGGTGATCACAGGTACCTGGTCAGGAACATTGCAGTTTGAAACGACGCCCACTACGGCGATGAACTATAACCAACTCGATTCTCTGGGTATGTGGACGAGCGCGGCCTCGGCGACAAGTAATGGAACCACTACGATCACGGTCGGCAATCAGACATGGGTTCGTGTGCGGGCATCGGCATGGAGTTCAGGCACGGCGAACATCGTCTTAATCGTATCGACGAATCCCGCATTGCCGCCGTCTACGAACGTAACGCTGAGCCTTGCTCAGACCTTCACCGCGGCCAATACTTTCAGCGGTGGTGTGATAAATACCACGACTCCGATCCGCGACACTACACAGCAGGTGCTGGCAGCCGCCATGACCGCAACAAGCGCCGCAACGGTGGCTATCGGCTCTACAGGCTCGGGCAATGCTGCTTTTACCTGGCCGGTGACTGCGGCAAACTGGTATGACTTGCATTGCAAGTTTCCAGTAACCTTTGTTGCATCCGCGACGGTCAACTTTCAACTCTATGCTATTTCTGGAAGCCCAACCATTTCCTTTGTAAATACCGAGAGTTCCGGAAACACGGCTGGGTCGGCGGCATTTCAGGATGTATACACTACCGGCAGCTCACTGGCTACCACCACTACCACTACGGGAGCTCCGGGGGCGGTCAGCGAGATGGTCACGGTTGATTTTCAATTCCTAAGCAGCCATTCAGGCAACATAGGTATTGAATTCAGCGGCAACACTACAAACAACGTCACCCTCCTCGAAGGCGGAAAATGTGGCATCACACAGATTAACTAGCAAAGCGCAAAACGCGGGGAATCGGGAATAGGAGTAAGGCTTTGATTAAAGACGATCCTCAACTCGGGACCAAGGATGAGGCGCTGCTGAAGCGTATCCGGCAGCGCTTCTCCTATGGCATGAACAAGTGGCGCCGCAACCGCGAAGAGGGCCAGTTGAACATGCGGTACGTGGCCGGCGACCCATGGACCGATAAAGACAAGGAAGCGCGCAAAGATCGCCCGACGGTCTGCCCGGATGAGCTGAATCAGTATGTCAATCAGGTTGTGAACACGGCGCGGCAGAACCCGCGCGGGATCAAGGTGGACCCGGCGGGCGACGATGCGACCGACAAGCTGGCCGAATACCGCGAGAACCGGATCAGGGCAATCGAGTATGCCTGCAACGCCTCTCAGGTCTATGTGAATGGCCTGCAGGCTGCCGTGGAGCGCAACATAGGCTACTGGAAGGTTAGCCGGGCTTATGTCTCCGACGAAAGCGATGAACAGGAAATTCTAGTGCTGCCGGTGCAGAATCCCGATGCGGTGCTGATTGACCCGGATTTCAAGGAATTGGACGGCAGTGACATCCGGTGGGCCTTCGAACTGGATAAGATTCCACTGGATGATTTCGAAATCGATTATCCGCGCGCCGAAAAGACGAGCTTTCAGGCTGAGGACTTTGGCGGCGATTCGGCGACCGATTGGTACGATGGCAAATCGATCCTTGTGGCCTCGTACTGGGAGATTGAGAGGGAAGCCACTTCTAAGCGCGCGAAGCGGGTTGTGAGGCAGTACATCACCAACGGCGCGGAGATTTTGAAAAAGGGCGCGGAGCAGCCTGGGCCATATATTCCCATCGTTCCCGTTTTTGGCAAGGAGCTCTGGGTTGATTACACGGGGACACCCGAGCGACTACTGATTTCGCTAATCTCGCTGGCGCGCGATCCGCAGAAGGCGCTGGCTTATGTAATGAGTTCGATGATTGAGGATGCTGGGCAGATTCCTAAAGCTACCTTCATCGGAGCGAAAGGGCAGTTTGAGTGTGATTCAGAGAACTGGGCACTGATCAACAAGGTCTACTTTCCAACGATACAATACGATCCGGTTGTAGATGCAGCAACCGGGCAAGTGTTGCCGCCTCCGACGCGCGTTCAATTGACTCCGAACTTTCAAAGCTATGCCGCCGGCATTGATGTATGCCGGCGGGCGATCCAAGCGGCGATGGGCGTGAACGCTCTGCCTACGGCGGCGCAGAGGCAGAACCAGAAGTCGGGCGTGGCTTTAGAGAAGATTCAGAGCGAGCAATCGATTGGCAGCTATCACCTGGTGGACAGCTACGACCGCGCGATCAAGCTGACCGGGCGCATCATCAACTGCTGGCTGCCCGAAGTTGACCTGGGCGAGACGAAGCGGCCGGTGCGGCTGGCGGACGGCAAGCACAGGCTGGTGCAGATCAATACCGACGCCGCGGTGATCGAGGGGGATCATGAGTATCACTTCCCGATCGCGGATGACAAAGGCCGCTATCAGGTCACGATTTCGAGCGGGCCGTCAAGCGAGAGTGAGAAGCAGGACGGGCGCGAGTTTGCGACGGGGCTTTTACAGAACCAACAGGAGCTGCAATTCCTCTCGCCGCAACAGCGAACGGCGATTCTCGCCCTGGGCGTGCGGATGATGAAGCTGGGGCCGCTGGGAGACCAGATGGCCGATATTATCAGCCCGCAGAATCAGAACGCCCAGCAGGCGCAGCAACTGAGCCAGATGCAGCAGCAGGGCGCGGCGATGCAGCAGCAGCTTGCCGAGTTGAATGGGTTGGTGCAAAAGCTGATGCTGGAGCGGCAGGGGAAGGTGATCGAGATGCAGGGCAAGGCCGAGCAGGTGAAGATGCAGGAGGATACCAAGCTCGCCGTGGCGCAGATCAATGCCAGCAAGGATACGAACGAGTCGATTGCCGACCGGGAGATTCAGGTCTACGAGATGCTGCACGACTCAGCGCATGAGGTGGCAATGCAGGCAACCGATCAAGCGCATCAGCAAGGCATGGCTGCGCAGGCACAGGCGGCGGCAAGTCAGCCAGTCAGCCAGTCGGCTAGTCAGACGCAGCCAGGAGCAGGCGGTACAGCTACTCCGCAGATTTCACAGTAAGCAACTTCGCCTCTCCGGCGTTAAGGGGAAATTTCGCTGGCCCGGCGTAAGGGCAGAAGGTGTGCGTTATGGAAGCAACAGTTGAGACGGTAGTCGCGGAATCGTCCGCCGCAGAGACAACGACGCAAGCGGACTCGTCAACCGTAAGTTTTGAGCAACCAAAGTCAGGCACGCCGGAATATGCCGAATGGCGCACGACTGGCAAGCTCCCTGAGAAGAAACAACCGAAGGCGGACCCCGGCCCCGCTGACAAGGTGAAAGAGCCTACCTCCGACGCAGCCGACCCGGAAACGGCATCAAAACCGCAGGAGCAACATACAGGACGCAAGCGCAAGCCGGATGCCGAAGCGCGAATCCGCGAGCTGACTGAGGAAAACCGGCAGCTCAAAGAGGAACGCGAAAAGGTCAAGCCCGCAGCCGAGCAGCCGAAGCCCGCGCAACAGGCGCGGGAGCATGCCCTCACGCGCCCCAAGCCGACAAGCGACGCCAAAGGTTCCGACGGAAATCCCAAGTACGCTACATATGAGGAATATGTCGAGGACCTGACGGACTGGAAGGCTGAGCAGCGTGAGGCGATGCAGCAGCGCGATCAGGCGGAGAAGGCCTCGATGGCTGAGATAGCGAAGCAGCTGGAGAGCGCCCGCACCCTGTATGGCAAAGAAGAGGCCGATAAGGTCATCTACCCGACCAATAAAGCGATCAGCGAAGATCAGGCAATCCCGGTTGGTGTTAAGGAGATACTGGGAGAGTCTGAAGTTTTTCCGCACATCCTTTTCACTATCGGAAGCGACCCGGATGAACTGGCCGCATTTATCCAGATGGCGAAGACAAAGCCCGGGAAAGCGATGCGCTATATTGCGAAGGTCGAAAGCCTTATCGAAGACGAACTGGCTGGGAAGACTGCGGCTGAACCTGCCGCGGCTGCGACGATCCAAACCGGCAAAGATGCCGATGGGAAGTTCACCTCAGCCGAAAAGCCTCAAGCTCCCGCAAAACGTGGCCCGGAAAGCACCCCACCGCCGCCTCTCGAAGTTGGCGGCCGGGGAGCCGGAACGATGGATGAATCGGCCCGCGCGCTTTCCAAACTGAAGGACGGGGACTCAAACGCATTCCGCGACTATCTGAGAGCGGAAAACGCGAAGGAGTTGCGCCGCCGCAGAGGAGAATAACTAATGGCACTAAACAATTTCACGAACACAACGCTAGTCTGCGCCGAGACTCTGAGAATCATGCTCAACAAGCTCGTCGTCGCAGATTGCTTTAACCGCACCGTCGAGCCTGAGTTCAAGAAGGAACTGGCCGTCGGCACAACCGTCTTCAAGAAGTTTCCGCAGCTCTGGATCCCGTCCGATGGGATGGGCTATCAGCCGCAGGGTATTGCGCGCCTGCAGACGCCTGTCACGCTGAACCAATGGGTGCAGATTGCTTGGGAGTGGGACGACTTTGAGACCGCGCTCAAACTGGAGCGCAGCGAACAGGAACTCAAGGATAACTACCTTGACCCGGCCGGCGCCGCGATGGCTCAGGAGTGGGATTCGCGTTGCGCGCTGTTCGCGAAGAACAACACATCTATGCTGGTGGGCGCGCTGGGAGTCGATCCCACGTCCGTTTCCACGTATTACTCAGCTCGCAACAAGCTGAAGCAAAACGCTTGCGGCGAAGGCCCGCTGAAGATGATCACCTCTTCAAGCGCGCAGGGAACTCTCGGCTCGAACGTAACCGCGATCTTTCATCCGGACAATGAGATTGAACGGATATGGGATACGGCCTATCTTGGCAAGCTGGCGGGCTTCAAATTCTTCGATTCGCAGTCGCTCTATTCACACACTGCTGGCACCTGGGCGGGAACCAGCGGCTATCCGATCACGAGCGGAGCGAACCAGAGTGGAACTTCGCTGGTGATTACCGCGAATGCTGGGGACACGTTCAATAAGGGCGACAAGTTCTCCATCGCCGGTGTGAACCAGGTCAATCCGATGACACGGCGCCTGGCTGGGCCGGCGTTCAACAAGGTCTTCACCATCACCGCGGACTACACGGCGGTGGGCGGGGCTGGAGCGGATACGATCAGCTTCTTGCCGGCGATCTACGGGCCTGGTTCGCAGTATCAGAACGTGGATGCGCTGCCCGCCGCGGGCGTCGCATTGACATTGTGGCCGGGTACGACCTCGCCGAACGGCAAAGTTGGGACATGCGCACTCGGGCTGCATCGCGATGCATTCGCCCTGGTCGGAACCAAGCTGTATGAACCGACCTCAGTGGAAAAGCATGGGCAGATGCAGGACGACGACACGGGCCTGAGCATCCGCATGGTCATTGCCTGGGACCCGGTGCGATCGATGCGCATCAACCGCATGGATTCGCTGGGCGGCTTCGGCAACCTCTTTCAGGATCGCTGCGCAGTCGCAGTGGCGGCCAGCTAAACCCTACTCCATAATTCTGGCCGTCGCCCCTTATGAGCGGCGGCCAGGAAAACCGACAGAAATCAACCACGGAGACCAATCATGAAAAGATTTGCAGCGGTATTGTCTTTCTTGGTGGTTCTGGGGAGCATGGCGTTGAATGCCCAGACCATCCTGACCAACACGACACTTTCGACGGCGCTCACCACAACGAGCGGAACCGTCTTAACCCTCACCTCGGCCACCGGCGTCAACGCGCCGAATACGACCGACCCCACCAAGGCGACCTTTCTTTATATCGACCGCGAATTGATGGGCGTGACAGCCGTTAGTGGCACGACTATCAACGTCTCGCGCGGCGTGGCTGGGACGGTCGCGGCCAGCCATATAAGCGGCGCCGTTGTGTACGTGGTCCCAAACTACGAAGGCACATGGTTTCAGTTGCAACCTCCGCAGGGCTCCTGTACGCGCGGGCAGGGAATTGCGCAATATCTGCCGGTGCTTTCTGTCACCTACGGGGTTTTCTCCGATTGCAATGGCGGGCAATGGGTTAATTCCTTCACATGGTCGCAGACCACACGGCAGATCGGGCACTACCTTATGTCGCCGGCCTATGGGGCTTTGAATGATGGAGCCGCCCTCGGCACAAGCACAGTTACGGTGGCGGCCGAATTGTACTGCACGGAAATCGATGTTCCAAACACAAAACTCTTTACCGGGCTCGGCTTCCATATGGGAGCCACGGGAAATGGAACGGATAAGTGGATCTCCGCTCTGTACGATTCAAGCGGCGTCCTGTTGGCCAATTCCGCATTGGCTGGAACCGCTCCATCGGGAACCAACTATGTGTGGGCGCAACTCCCGTTTACTTCACCCTATTTGGTGGTGGGTCCGAGTGTCTATTACGGCTGCTTTATGAGCAATGGAACCGGCGACTATGCGGACCTCATCAAGACGGCCTACGGGGAGTGGCAGTACACCTACAAGTCGGGATCGGCTGGAACCTTTGGCACGCTTCCGAGCTTCACCGCCCCCACTCAATTCACGACAGTCAACGGGCCTTTCCTGTATCTCTACTAAGCCTATGTCCATTCCTGAACCCTCTGCCGTCCGGCCCCACACACTCTACACATCGGGGCCGGATGGAAAACTCAAGCCAGCCAGCAAAGAGCAGCGCGCAGCAGAGTTGTCCGCTGTCTATGGAGATCCAATGTCCACACAAGTACTGAATTTATCAGCAGGCGAGATCGAACGGATGCGGCAGATCGTGAGCCAGGCCGACTCGCAAAACAAGAACGGGATTGCACCGATGGATCTCAACAACCCGCCAAAGGAGCCGTATCGGTATCAAAAATTTCCGATGATGGTCTATAACCACGGCAAGAGCGTGGCGGCTCACGACGAGGTGAAGGGCGTCAAGGTTGGCAATGTGATCACCAACGAGACGGTACACGTGCCGGCTAAGCTGGTTTCGACGATTGTGAACAACGAGAAGGAGCTTGAGAAGGCGCTGAAGGCCGGCTGGAAGGCCGAGCCTCCAGAGTTTCTCACTCTCAACCCGCTGTCGATCGACGAAACGGAAGAGCAGAAGTAGGCCATGACTCCCAACTCCATCACGGTCACAGCGCTCGATCTGATCTCGGCGGCAATGCAGGAGATCAACTACCTGGCGGCAGGGGAAACTGTGCCTGCCGATGACAGCGCGTGGGGGCTGCAAAAACTGCAGCGCCTGATCGACCGCTACAACGCGCGCGAGGCGATGATCTACAACGTGGGGTTTGAGCAATTCACGCTTGTACCAAACCTTGCGCCGCATACTATCGGGCCGACCCCAGCAGTGGGGCCGGCTCCGACTTTCATTGTCAATCAGCGGCCGGTGGATATTCCCAGCATCGGTGTGCAACTTGTCAGCAGCACGCCGGTGACTGAGGTTCCGCTCTACAAGATGACTCAGGATGAGTGGGCTGCCGAGCGCGTCAAAAACCTGACCAGCTCTTTTCCAACGAAGTACTATTACTCGCCCGACTGGCCGAACGGCAGCATTTTCTTTTGGCCAATTCCGACAGCGGTCAACAATGTGCTGATCCAGCAGCGGCTAGTGCTGGCGCAGGTCACCGCCTACAACCAGAAAGTCTCAATGCCGCCGGCATATTGGGATGCGATCGTGTACCCGCTGGCGATCAGCTTTTGCCCGTCATGCGGAAAATCGGCCAGCCCGGAGTTGAGGCAGCTCGCGGCCGAGGCTCTCAAGGCGATGCAGACCAACAATATGAAATCGCCCAAAGGGACGACGCTCGATGCCGGGATGCCGGGAACGGGCAATGGCGGGTTCAACTGGCAGACGGGGGGACCGGCCTAGATGCCACGCTTTGGGTTTGTGGGGCCGACATACGCGTCGCAATCGGTGCTTGCGGATAGCCAGCGGTGCATGAACTGGTATCCCGAGTCGATTGAGAGCGGGCAGGGGAAGTCTCCGCTGGCGCTCTATCCCACGCCGGGGCTGAAGGCGGTTGCGGCGATTGCCCAGCCGGTGCGTGGCTGCCTCCCTTTTACCTCCGGGCTGGGCAACGGCGCGGGGACGCCTGTGGCGGCTTTTGTGGGCGCCGGGAATCTTTACTTTGTATCGGCGGCGTTCGCTGTTACGAATATCGGGCCGGTGGGCAACGACTTCAAGCCGGTCTCGATGGCGGTGAACGGGAGCGCCGGCAACCAGCTCTGCATCTGCTCCGCGGGGCAGATTTACATCTATAACCTGAGCGCCACGAAGCCATGCGGAGCCATCCAGCTTGCGCCTGGGACGCTGAGTGGGATGATGGGCGGATTGCAGGGGTTTGCGTCGAATGTGGTGTTCTGCGATGGCTACTTTGTGGCCTCCCTGGCAAACATGAATATGTTTCAGGTCTCCGCATTGGAAGACGGCACGACATGGAACCCGCTGTCTGTGCAGCAGGTGTCTGTTTTCTCAGAGAATATCGGCGGGATGCTGGCGGCCTACCGGCAGCTCTGGATCTACGGCCAGAACGGACATTCGCAGGTCTACTACAACTCTGGCGCCAATGCCTACACGCCTTTTGACGTGATTGGCGCGGGCGGCGTGGGATACATAGAAGAGGGCATCGACGCACCCCAGTCGCTGGTAATGCTGGACAATGCGCCTTTCTGGCTGGGCGGCAACGCGAACGGCGCGGGGATGGCCTGGCGGGCGAATGGATATACGCCGCTGCGCATCTCGACTCATGCGGAAGAGAGGGCCTGGGCGAGCTACCCCGCAAAATGCAGCGACGCGGTGGGCTATAGCTACAGGGAGCAAGGACACAGTTTCTGGGTGCTGCGCTTCCCCAGCGCGAATAACGGCTTTGGGGCGACATGGGTGTACGACGCGGCGACGCAGATGTGGCATGAGCGCGGGTACTGGAGCCAGAAGGGCTTTACCGGCTACAGCGCGCACCTTTCTACCTGCCATTGTTTTGCGTTTAACAAGCACCTGGTGGGCGACTGGAACAGCGGCAACATCTACGATATGTCCCTCGCGTATCTGGACGACGACGGCACTCCAATCCGGCGCATGAGGCGCGCTCCGCATGTGGCCACCGAGCAGCAGTGGATCGACCATCACGAGTTGCAGGTGGACATGGAGGTTGGTGACGGGCCGATTCCGGCGCTGCTGGATGGAGCCGGAAATCCGCGCGATCCGCAGGTGATGCTGCGCTGGAGCAATGACGGCGGCCGGACGTGGGGCAATGAGCACTGGATTGGCGCAGGGCAGGCGGGAGCCTACGAAACTCGCGCGCGGTGGATGCGGCTGGGCAGGGCGCGCGACCGCGTTTACGAACTTGTGGTGACCGATCCGATTGCATGGCGGATTGTGGAGGCTTATTTGCGGGCGACTCCAGGATTCGATGCGCCGATTGACCGGCTGACGAAGATGTATGGGAAGATGAGCTGATGGCGATTGCGGCAAAACCTGTCTTTGCGGCTATGGGTTATACGGAGCCGAAGACCGGCGTGCTGACTGCCGGCGGCCAGCAGGCGCTGGCGCAATGGCATCTGGCGATCAACTCGATTCCTGTCTCAGTTACCGGCGAGCAGGCGCAAGGCGCTGGGACGGCCTGGACGCTGGCCAATACGCCGGCGGGAAATGTGTTGCTTGTGGGGGTTGGCGCGAATGGGCCTGTAACCCTGATCCCCGGCAAAGGACAGCCCTGGAATTACAGCATCGAGGGCGGCAATATCACCACGGAACAAGACTTTCAAGGAGTTCATGCCTCATATGAATATGCGCAGAGTTAGAAAAACAGCTATCAGCTTTCAGCTATCAGCTTTCAGCGCGCTTCTGGCGGCGATTTGCTGTGTGAGTGCGGCGGCGCAGGTAGCGGTGTCGCCGTGGAAGAGCCCGCATGTGACCTTCACGGATCAGAATGGCGTGGCGCTGGCGGGGGGGTGCGTCTTTACCTATTCCGGAGGCACATCGACGCCGCTGGGCACGTGGACGGACTCCACTGGGGGCACGCTGAACCCTAACCCTGTCATTCTGGATGTGACGGGCAGCGCAAATATCTGGCTGGGGCCGTATACCTACAAATTTGCTATTTGGAGCTACGGCGGGACAAACTGCGCCAGCGGGGCGCTGCAATGGACCGTGGACATGGTGCCAGGGAACATCTTCAATAACACGACGGTGACCGGAGGGACGTGGACCGGGGGCACGATTACCGGCGCCACCATCAGTGGCGGAACGATCAGCGGGGCGGCGATCACCAGCAGCACGGTTGACTCCACGCCGATTGGGCAGACAACGCCGGCGTCGGGAGTGTTCACGAGCTTGGCGGCCAGCTTGAATTCGATGAGCTTCAGCTCGACGCCAGTGTTTGCGGCCGGCAGCTACGGCTATTTCACGATGACGCTGACCAACAATGTTACCTCGTCAAGCATCACCGGGGGCACGAACGGGCAACTGATCACCTTCGACCTCTGCCAGAACGGAACGGGCCAGGTGGTAGGAGGCATCACTACTGGATTCACGTTTGCGTGGCCGGCAAATTATACGAACCCTCCTGTTGTCAATCCAGCCTTGAACGCCTGCACCATCGCGACCGCCTTTTATAGCGGCGGCTTCTGGACCACGGTTTTTACGAGTCAGCAGTTGCTGGTGGGGAACTTCGATACGGTTCCCTACAGCGCGACGCCGATCTTTCCGGCGGCGAGCTACTCAAACTTCGCCATCACTCTGACTGGGAATGTGACCTCAAGTACGCTGACTGGCGGGTTACTCGGCCAGTTGGCGACGATCTATGTTTGTCAAAATGGTACAGGGGGCAATACTTTTATATGGCCAACCAATCTTCTAAATGCTCCTACGGTCTCCAGCGGCGCGGGAACCTGCACTGGCGTGACAGCGGTTTATAACGGAATAAACTGGACGACGGTGGCCAGTTCCACGGCGAGCATAACAACGCCACTGACGGGGAACCTTGATATTATTCCCTTTACGGCAACACCGATTTACTCCACTACCAACTTTAGCGTCTTTGAGATGACGCTTTCAGGGAACGTGACATCAAGCACGATTTCCGGAGGGGTGCCAGGACAACTCATTGCGATCATATTGACGCAGGGATCTTCGACGACGACTGCGCCAGCCTCCGCGCCAACCAGCACTACATTGACAAGCGGCGGTAATTTGCCGGCCACAACGACTTATTACACAAAATGCAGCTATCTTTTTGGAACTATTGAATCTTTGCCGAGCGCGGAAAGCAGTAAGATCACAGGCTCCGGATCAACCAATTCGATCCCGTGGACATGCCCTTCCTATGTAGGAGTCACCAGCTATAAGTTTTATATTGGAACCGGGACCGGAGGAGAGAATTATTATTTTCCCTCTACCAGCAATACCTATATTCAGCAGGATATTCCAAGCAAAGGCACGCCCGGAGTACCTTACACATCAAGCATCTACACGGTGGTATGGCCTGGAAACTTAATCAGTGCGCCGACTATGTCAACTGGTTATGGGGCGACAACGAGCTTGATTGCCGCATTCGATGGAACGAACTGGATCACGCTGGGCAGCACGAGCTTTACCGGAACAACGCAGCATAATGTTATCGCAATCTGGACAGGCACCTCCGGCACATTGGTAGACGACAGCGAGGGAGGAAGCGGCTATCAAAGCAGCGCTACTAACTGGGGACAGACGATCTATGGAACCTATTATGTTTACTGTTCAACGACAGGCTGGCCAGCTGGAAGCACACTCGGCCAAAAAATAGTCTGGACAGCGATAGGTATTCCCTACAGCAGCACGCAGTTCACGTATGGAGTCGATAGTCCCACCATAAGCGCGGCAAGAGGTTCAACGGTAACCGTGACTTGCATGGCGGTGCAATAATGCATTCTTTCAGGATGCTGATTGATCCAGAGGAGATTGAAAAGGCGCTGCGCCCCGTCTTTGAAAAGAGCCTTGATATTTCCATAGGTTGCGATTGGCTGGTAATATGAATACTCTTCTAATCCCCGGAAATGCTCTGCCACCGGCCAGTGAAGAAACAATCAGGAAGATACGCCTAGTGGAAGATAGAATTAGGGAGCATTGTTTTCCTGTTGATATTCAGACGGAGCATATTCTCCATGGTGGGATGTATGCGCGCACTGTTCGCCTGGCCGCAAATGTAATCGTCACGAATGTCATCATCAAAGTGCCCACGATGCTGGTTGTGAGCGGAAGTTGCAATCTGCTGGCCGGAGAAGAATGGGTTCGGCTAGATGGATATTATGTGATACCCACGTTACCGGGAAGAAAACAAATTGTAGTGACGATCGAAGAAACGGACTTTACGATGCTCTTTCCGACTCGCGCCAAAACGGTTGAAGAGGCCGAGGCGCAATTCTCAGATGAGGCGGAAAGCCTTTATTCGCGTACTCAGGGCGATGATCTGTATCTCATAACAGGAGTTGACCCATGTCTGGAATTTTGATTGCGGGCGGCCTAGCCGCAGCCGGTACTTTGGGCTCCGGATTACTGAAGTCCAGCGCGGCGAAAAAAGCCGCATCGACACAGGCTGATGCCGCTACCAAGGCTGCTCAGATGCAGGCCGGGCTTGGTGAGGAATCGCTAGGCGTCGAGGAAAATGAAAATCAACAGAATAACGCGAATGAGGCTCCCTACCTCCAAAGCGGCGCAAATAGCCTTGCAACGCTTGATTACCTGATGGGAGTGGGAGGATCTTCCTCTGGCGCAACCATACCGGGGTCTACACTTAGTATTCCAGGGTCTACCGGCTCAGTTTCCATTCCAAGTTATACCTCGCCTTCGGGCACAGCAAATACCGCTCTGGGCGCCTATGGCTCGCTGATGAAAGGCTATGGAGGCGGCGAATTCCAATCTCCTACCGCTGAGCAAGCCCGCCAGACGCCCGGTTATCAGTTTGCGCTCAATGAGGGTGAAAAAGCGGTGCAGGCGGGAGCCTCGGCGCAGGGCTCGCTGCTGACTGGGGGAACGCTGAACGCGGAAAACCAGTTTGCGCAGGGAATGGCCGACACTAACTATAACACCACCTACAATCAGGCGCTACAAAACTACAACATGAACTACAATACCTGGGCGAACCAGCAAGCGAACCAATTCAATCGCCTTTCCACACTTATCGGAGGGGGTCAGACCGCGGCGCAGGAATTGGGTTCGACGAACACGGCAACGGCAAATCAGGTTGCGAATACCTTGAGTAATACCGGACAGCAGGTGGGAGCGAATATGAATAACGCTGCCGCCGCAACCGCATCCGGCTACGTTGGGAGCGCCAATGCGCTGGGCAGCGGCATCACAGGAGCGACCGGAGGCCTGAGCCAGATGATGATGCTGAATCAGCTGATGAATAGCAACGGCTCCGCTAAAAATATGAACAACATGTTCAGTGATTCAGCGAACGCGCTGAATGGAATAGGATAACGCCATGGCAACCATACCACTTCCCGCGCTTCATACCGAGCCTGTTGCGCCGCCGCCCAACCCACTGCAGATGTATGGGCAGTTAATGGCCATTAAGAACGCGGAGCAGGAGCTGAGCCAAAGACAGGCGATGGCTCCAATTCAGCAGGAGCAGGCTCAGCAGCAGGTGCAAAGCGGTCAGCTTGATGTCGAGGCAAAGCAGCGCGCGGCCGCTAACGAGAAGGCTATGAGCGCGACAATGAAGGAATGGGCTGGCGGCGGATCGGCGCATGGCTCAGACGGGAGTGCAACTGGCGGCGCACCAAGCGAAGCACAGCCCGCAGTGCAACAAACAGGAGCATTTAGCAATCCGGAGACCGGCGAGCAATTGAGCGGCGGCACACCTCTCACTGTGAAAGGTCCATCTGGGGCAGGCAAGCAGGGAGCATCTGCAAGAACCACGCCGAGCTACGATGACCTGATTCCGCTGGCCATCAAAAATGGCGCATCTTACTCTACAGTTCAGGCGCTTCAAGCTCATGTGCTGGATATAAAGGCGAAAGCCTCCACGATTGCGAAGGATGATGCTCAGGCGGGATCAGCCAGAGCTGAAACCATGATCAAGAACAACGGCATGATCACCGACGCCATGAACGGGGTGATGAGCTTGCCGGACAATCAACTCCAGGTGGGCATTCTCAGGGCCGCGCAGGAATTGTATGGGAAGGGTATCTTCGACCAGCAGCACCTGCAACTGGCGCAACAAGTTGCGCAACTCGCGCAGACCGATCCGGATGCGGCACGCCATCAACTCAATGTCCAGAACATAAGCATGGGGGCGTTTTCAAAGGAGCTGGAGAATGCAGGGAAGCAACTCGGCAATCAAAAAGCGCAAGGGGAGGCGACTTGGCGCGCAGATAACAATATGCCGGCGGGAGTCACGCCCGAAGAAATGTCTTTAGCTGCATATCAGAAGGCCAATCCAGGCAAGACGGCGGCGGATTATACGGTGTGGAAGGCTCACAACTCGCCTGTGATGATGATGAACAACATGGCGAACGGCATGGCGGGCGGTCCCAATGCTCCGCAAGCGCCAGGCGGCGGCATTGACTGGGGAAAGATCGCTGGGCATTATGGCATGACGCCCACAGCTTTCGATCAGCAGGCCGAACAGGCTGGGATTGGGAAGTTTCCGCCTATCGGGCGCAGCGCGAACGCTATCGCGATGAACCGCGACCTGATGAATCGGTATGGCGAACTACACCCCAACGCCTCAATTCCGCAAAACTCCGCTGAATACAAGAGCGCCTCCGCATCGCTGAGCAAGCTGCAAACAAACTTCTCTCAGGTACAGGCTTTCGAGGGAACGGCGGATAGGAATCTTGACTTGCTGATGCAGGTTGCCGCGAAGATTCCGGATCTTGGTACGCGCTTCGCAAATATCCCCCTGCGGTCGATCAATGCGCAGATGATTGGCACTGACAATATGGCGGCCTTCAAAACCATATTGAACACAAGTCAGACTGAAACTGCGAAGGTGTTGAACTCCGCCAATGCGAGCGGCATCTTGTCTGATAGCGCCCGGCATGAGATGCAAGAGATCATTGACGGAAACCTGCCTTTCAGCGCACTGGGCGCCTCGCGCAACATAATAAAACAGGAGTTTGGAAACCGCAGTCAAGCCTATCAGGATCAGATCAATTTCCTGCAAAATCAACTGAAGAGCCCGGGCGGCGGAGGGGCTGGCGCGCAGCAGCAGACGGGAAATAATCCATTCTCATCCTTTGGAGGGAGTACCCACTAATGGCTACCACGATGCCCATGTTGGCCCCGGATGGAACTAGCGGGGAAATCCCTGTCGCACGGATCGGCGATGCGCTTAAGGCCGGATTCAAGCAGGCTGTGGCTATGGTTGCGCCCACCGGCGAATCAGGCTGGATTCCCAGTGATCAGGTTGAGGCGGCAAAGGCGAAGGGCTTTGACGATTCTCCGCAGACGCTTATCCAGGCGCAGCAGAAGCTCTTCGCTGCAGGCAACAAAAACGCCGCGCCTGTCTATAACTACCTGGTGCATAGCGGCCACGCAAAGGTGAATGCGCAGGGCGGACTTGAGCCCATGGATCAGATGGGTCCGCAGCCAGGCTGGGGCGAGCAGGCGCTGTCTCTGATCAAGCACCCGCTGAACTCGCTGGAAGAGGGCGCGCAACCTGTCTCACGGCCGCGAGACGCCAGCGTTGGAGAGATGGCCACGGCGGACGCGAATAACATAGTGGCCGGCGTGACCAATGTTGTCAGGCATCCGGTGCAGACGTCTGAGAGTGTTTTAGCGCCAGTCGCTGACCTTGTGACGGGTCCGTTTGAGAGTATGGCAGGCGACCCCAACGCCTTCTCTCACATCAAGGAACTGGCAGCCGGTGTGGCTGACCTGCTGCAACATCCCTCACCTGAGAAGGCTACTTACGCTCTTGGGCAGGCGATTGCAACGGCGGGATTGATGAAGGGCGTTGGGATAGGCGCCGAAGCCGGTGCGAGATTGGTGCCAGAGGGTACAGTGCCTGCGGTTGGGCATGCTGTGCGTAGCTTGCTCGCCGGGGACGTGAATGAGCCGATTCCGGGAACTGACGTGACGCCGGCGGCGCGGTATGCCTCGATGAAGGATATGGGCATCCAGCCGAATGCTGCTGAGGCTACGAACTCGACGCCCCTAAAAATGGCGGAGTGGATGAATGAGGACAGCCTAACCTCTGCGCAGACCTATGCAAAGGCGCGGGGTAAGAATCTGGAGGCGCTGAACGATTACACGAATAATGTATTGGATAAGATGTCGCCGAAGGGCGCGGAGGAGGGCGGCGCGGCTGTGCAGCAGGGACTGCGCAACGCGCAGGTAGGCTTGCAGAATGATGCGGCTGAGGGCTTCTCGAAGCTTGATCGTGCAGTGGGCACCCGTAGGATGTCAGGAGGGACGCTGCAGGAGACCGCGAAAAATATCTATGATGCGAACGCGGATTACTATAAAGCTCACCCTGAGCTGGTTCCTGGTAACGCATGGAAGATTGTGAAAGACCTGGCCGGAGCGGATAGTGACTTCCAATCACGCCCGATGAGCTTTGGCGAAGTACATCAGCTCCGGAGTGATCTGCTGGAGCTGGTGCGTAGCAACCCTGACATCGTGACGAACCAGGCCGGCGGCTGGCTGAAGCAACTGGCGCAGGCTGCGGACCAAACGATAACCTCTGGAGCAACGGGTCTTTCGCCGGCAGGAACGCAGGTATTCCGGGACGCGAACGAGGCGTGGGCAAACATGAAGGGCACCTATGATAACCCTTCGCATCCGTTCTATAATGCCGTTCGCACACCGACGCCCTCAAATCTGGTCAAAGGTATCGGGCAGACGCCGGAGATGACGAAGGCGCTCACGGACGCCCTGGGCCCAGACGGGATGGGACCTATCCAGCGCGGAGTGGCTGAGAACCTGCTGCGCACGACCAAGGAAGGCGGCTATAACTTTAAGACCTTCCAGGGTCAATGGAACAAGCTGAAACCCGCATACCGCGATGCGCTGTTTACGCCTGAGCAGCAGCAGCAGCTTGCGGACATTGGCAATGCCGGGACAGTGCTGCATGATGACATCAACCCTAGTGGTACTGCACATCTGGGACAGAAGATGGGTGAGATGGGCGAGGCTGGCTCAGCGATCGGCGCAGCGGCTCTGGCGCATCCGCTTCCCCTGGCCGGAACGGTAGCTTACCATGCAGCGCAGTATGCACTGGGTAAGCTGATGAACGCGCCGACATTTGTGGACTGGCTGATGCGGGAGCGGGTAACTCCCGCACTTACAGCGGCGCAAGCGAGTGGTGGTGCATCGACAGGACGGCTGATTCCGGCGGCGGTGGCCAGCGGAGCGATGGGTAGTAGGACCGGACCGGACGGGCAGCCTAACTTCTACTCGGATGAGTATCTGCGTTCAAAGGCGGCGTTCGATGCCGCACGAAACGCTGCGCAGTAATCTTCTGCTGGGCAATTTGTTTAGCCTTTTTGTCTTGACGTCGGAAGTATAGCCAGGCGCACCAGATTGGGATATTGAGAATAACCAATCCTATCGTAATTACCCGGAAGATAAAATCGAAAATTGCAAGAATCTGATGCATGGTTCACCTCCTAAGGGTGGCGGGTTGGGGCGCAAGGGGCGCGTAGAGGTACTTGTAGGCGGCAATGGTGGCGGCGCGGAGGGCTGTGGTGCGCTGGAAGTGGACTCCGTGGAGCTTTTCACCCTGCTGGCCCTTGCAGGGGCGGCTGATATTGGCGCGGCAAACGGGGCACGGAACCTGGTAATCGCGGCGGGTTTTCATGGGTTTTTCTCCTATTGAGAGTATTTCACGATTGCGCTGTTGTGTCAAGAGGAAATCTACGAGTTTTGCGCTTGGCTGCCGGGAGCTGGTGGGCTGGGCAGGCGGCGCGGCGCTCGCGGGCGGAGCAGAGTTTGCCGCATTTGGGGCAGTTGGACATGACTTTCGGGTGGCCTTTGAAGGTTTTACGCATGGCGGCCAGGGCGGCGCCGGGGCTGAGGGTTTTTCTCATGCCGTCATATTAGCGCAGATGTGCGATAGAAGCAAGTTTTGAAACCAGCTTTCAGCTGTCAGCTTTCAGCTAAAACAAAACCGACGAACGAGGGTAAAGATCATGATGAAACGGACCTTTGGAGTCCTTGCGATGGTGTGCGCGATGGCCGGCGCGCTGTGCTCTCAGAACACTACGACTTTTGGGAATATTGTGGCCATGGGAGTGCCCTGCGGAGCGGTCAATTGTGTTTATTACCAGTTGCCGGCGAGCACGCCTTCGGTGGCGATCGCGGTAACGGGGACATGGAGCGGCACAATTGAGATTGCGACGACGAGCGATCCAACAGCAAATTACGGCAACCTGAGCACGCTGGCCTGGACGGTGCTGGCGACCGAGACGGCGAACGGGAGCTGGAGCGCGTCTACGAGCGGGGTGATCTATCTGCGGGCTCGAGCGACGAGCTGGACAAGCGGGAGCGCGCGGGTGGCTATGACGAGCTCACAAAACTGGACAATCCCGTTGCCTAATCCGCTTTTTTCGGGAACCGTAACGGCGAATGGCCTGCAGGCTCCAGATGGAGGGTCGGGATCAAATTGCTGGTATACAAATGGATCGAGCGGGGCATGTGGCAGCGGCGGCATGACCTATCCCGGAGCTGGTATTCCGCTCTCGACGGGCAGCGCATGGGGTACATCATTGACAGCGCCGACTGGTGCGCTCGTTGGAGCTGGGCAGGCAAATACTTATACGTCTGGTTTACAGGACTTATCCGCTGTTACAGTCAAGTTAGGAGGAATATCCGGGCCGATTTCTGGCCCGTCAGCTAGTTTTGGCACGATCAACAATACCTGCATGGCCGATCAGCAGGCGGGCGCGGACATGGGCGCGAAGATTGCCGCCTGCAACGCGGCTTTGGTTGCTCTGCCTATTCCTAGCGGAGGGATCATTGATGCGACTGGCTTCCAGGGAGTGCAGACAGCTTCTTCGGGTTTCACCGTGGGGCAGCGTTCATCGCTCAATTCCGCTCCGTATGCAAGCGTGACGCTGAAATTAGGGACCGTTCAACTCACAACTGGAGATACAATCCACATGGGTCCAGGTTCGTACATCCAAGGAACGGGATTTATAATCAGCCCATCGAACCCCGAATCATATAGTTCGCAAATTATAGGGAATACGTCTGGAAAGCCCGTTATCGATATGATTGGGACTCAGGCATCGAGTATCAGGGGCGTGAGCATTGTCGGAAGCTGTGTTACATCTCCCACTACCGGAATCACCGTTGCGCGCTTGAATTTAACCAATGGCTATCACGAGGGCAACGAAATCAAGAATACCTCAGTAACAGGCTGCTTTAGCGGGGCAGCGGTATATGTTGTGGCGACAGAGGTTTTTACAGTAGATCGCCTCTTTGTTGACGTGCAGGGAGGGGGGGCAAAGTACGGGCTTGACATTTCGCAAATCGACAATCTTGGCCTTGGGATGTTTCAAGCTGTAGGAGCGACGATGATCGCCGGGAGTGTGACAAATACTTGGGTTCAGTACACGGCAAGTGGGGTAGCGGGTTCCGCGGGAATCTATTTTGGAGGCGGAGGCGCTACGCGGGAATGGAATTTTGAAAACGACTATGTGGATAAAAGCGATACGGGCGCATTTGTCGAAATCGAGACAAACCAGATATTGAATGGAGTGACATCTTTAGGTTCAATGGGTGGTCCAAACTATTTTACAAATGTGGATGGCGAGAGGGAAGGTGGAACGCCTAACACTGGATTTTGGATTCATGGCACTCAAATAGGGGGTCAGCCCGCTAGTATTCTTCAACTGCGCATCGACGGCATATCTATCATGCCCGCTACGAATAACTACATAGACGCAAGCACGGTTACACTGGAAGATGCGCATATTTACGCCGCGGGATTTGCTTCTGGAACCGGCCCCGCCATTTTTGGAACTGTGTCAAACTCCGAGCTGTATCTGCCTTTCGTCATATCGACGATCGGCAATGCGTACAATTCAGACCTGACAGGCGGAGAAACTCAGTTTTGCGGAACATGCTCTCTAACGGTGACGGGCTACAACACAAGTAGAATACACGCAGCCCAACAGTTGCCCAGTTATCCAATTACATACAATTATCCGCAACTGCACAACGCTTCCGTGGACTATATCAACGGAATCTCCTATGATGCGTCTAATCTTACTAATCCCTCCAGTGCGCCCTCTGGAGTGCCCTTAACGACTGGTGGCACTATACCAATAAGTAATTTTAATTACGCTCAGATTGTGGCATTTACAGACAACTTATGCACCGTTGGACATACATTGCCGACGGCAATATCTTCCGCCGTGATAACCACAACCGCAGTATCTTCGATCTATTGGTCATGGCCGCCCACTCCCAAAGCACAGTGCTATCAGGTGTGGTCTTGCCAAGGGTCTGGTTGTACGCCAATATATTACTTCACAAGCACGCAGAATACCTATAATCAGACAGCACCCGCATCATCAGGAACGAGCGGAACACTGCCTGTAGCTAATACCAGCTCCGGTAGCTATCAAATCAATGGAGTCCCAGTGCTACAGTCCGATGGATCTACTACTTACATAAACCCAGTAAACAAGACTACCGGAGAGGTTGAATTTAATTTGGGCAGCCCTTGTTATGGGTATGTCCCGGCTTCTGCTAATACACCGGCTGGTTTCACATGCGGCGTAGCAAACTTAAATGGGACACTGCTTGACTATAGGCTCCTTGGCGCATACGGGACTCCGACAATAGATAAGTACGTGCAGTTGAGCGATGGAACGGGCGTTACTAATCACATGGCGGTGTATGACGCGAATCATGGCTTGACGGACGGCGGCTCGGCTCCCAGCGGCCAAGTGGCTGCGAACCTGGCGAGCTCCGGGGCGACGGGAGTAACAGGAATCCTTCCAGGAGCAAACGGAGGCACTGGCGTAGCCAACACCGGAATAACTGAGACGTTCGCCGCGAATTTTAATACCACCGGAACAGGCGCGCCGACGTTGGCTTTTCCCGCAACGACCTCTTACACTTATACGCACCCGGCTTATACGGGGACGATACTAGAGGAGACGGCCTCGGACACAACCACAACCCACGTCTGTCACGCTACGGCAACCACGGGTGTATGCACATTCAGCGCCGTAGTGTCTGCGGACTTGCCATCGCAGTACAAAATATGGACTTGTGAAACAGGCTTGGGAGATGGCCTGAATGCCTTCACGTCCGGCACCTATCACCAGCATTTCTGTGTGAACAAAACTGGCGGGACGGTGACGATCACGGGAGTCTCCTGTTATGCCGATGGCGGGACGCCTACCCTAAATGCTTCAGGGACCACTCTCGGCGCACTGTTGACTGGGGCTGTTACTTGCACGACAGCCACAGCCGGAGCAGCCGGAACACAGAGCGCGAATGTCGCGCTGACGAATGGTGACGCTATCGACTTCACCTTTGTATCTGGCAGCACAGCCACACAGACCAATTGGGTGGTCACGGGGACTTATTGATATGAAGAAGATCACAGCACTTCTCACCGCAGGAGTATTCTGGCTCTGGATGATCGTACCTGCGCCAACGCAGACGATGATTGTGGGGAAGCACCGTGTTACAGCGGCAACCGGCCCAACTTTGATTGGCCGCACCTATTGTGCGGATGCATATGTGTCCAGCGAATCTACCGCTACCTGCGGCGGGGGCGGAGCCTTGACTACCAATGTGGGGGATGTCATTGTTGTGAATTGCAGCGCAACGGGATATTTGACAATCACCAGTATAAACGCCTCCGACAGCAAGAGCAACAGTTATACTCAGGGAACCTTTGAGCAGCCTGGATTATATTATTACTCCAATCAGCAACTAAACTATTCAGTCGTCTCATCGTCAGGGTCAACAAATTTCATTTGTATAACAGCTCCTACGAATACGGTGCATATATCCATGACAGTGATGCAATATCGTGGCCTCGCGGGAACATTGAATACTTCTCTATTTGGCAAGAACGGGCCAAATAGTTCCGCGTTTTTAACAAGCGCATTTACTACCACGGCAAGAGCGCTGATTGTGGCGTGTGCCGGAGCCGGACAGGCGGGTGTGTGGACTGCGGGAAATATCGGCGGCAGTGCTGGAACGCTGGTCGGCGTATCTGGAGCGACACTCGGCACCAGTTCTACAAACGCCTGCGAAGCACAAATAGCTAGCAGCTCGATCTCTTCTGGCACAGCGGCAATGACGGCAACCGGCTCTTTGGGTGATTATGGTTATGGGGTACTGGCGTTCAATTACTAAGGCGGGGCGGCGAGGCACTACGAGTACGAGGAGCGATGAAATGGTGCAGGCAAATGCGATTACCAGAGAAGAATTCCGCGAAGCGCATGAGGCGGTCAAAGCAGACAGTACGAGGCTGGACAGACAAATGAATGGGAACGGACAGCCCGGAATTAGGAGGCCGCGATGTGGCCCCTGGTTTGGAAGTTATGAGCTTTTATTCTGCGAACAACTGACAACCGATAATTGTTTTCCGAAGGAAAACTCATGACTGCGCATGATCTCATCGACAGTATCTTCTCACGGCCGCAGGAAGGCGTCGCCGGTAACATGCGCAGGATCACGCCCCAGCAGCTCAAGTATCTGCGCGATCTGATTGACGCCGATCCGGAGGGGGCGGCGGTGATTGGCGGCTCAATGGGATCGACGGTCTGGATGCCAAGCGGCCGCAATAAGTACATCATCACAGAAGACCCCACAGGCGGCCACAAGCACACCCTGGCGCGGCTGAATAATCTGCGGCCGTCAGATGAGGGGATGCTGTTCTAGCTTTGGAGCTCCGGGCTGGTTTGATTCCGGCGCTCGATGTACTCAGCAATATTCAGAAGGAAATATGGATTATGCCGCCGGGGGTGTAGGGGGTAAGCTGGCAAAAGATGTTCATGCATGGGCGCTTGAGAATGGCGGCAATCCACTCTTGCGCATTGCGCTCTGCGGCTACGAAGAGCGACCTTCAACTCCTCTTTCAACCAGTATTCCTCGGCGAGAACAACTGGCGGCAGCTATTCGTGTGCAGCAAAAGCGAGCAGCCCGGAGGGCAAATGCCTCCTTGGCTTTGGCCCGGCCCTATTACGCACCCCCGGTTACAGTGCTCAGTCATTCGGAGATCCACTATCTGATCGACAACAATTCGAGGACCATCGCCAGTCTTGCCGATCCTCGCATCGCCAGTGCGATCGCCGACTTCCTGAACAGCTAACTCAACATGAAAGGCAGGACTGGCTATGTCCTATAGACCAGAAGAACTCAATGCATGCCTTGAGCAGTGTGCTCGTGAATTGCCCGCGGGTTATCAGGTAACGATCGCTGTCGAGTTCGAATCAGGGTCGCTCAACCTGATCGGTCCTGACGGCGAGAACATCGAATATCCCTCCAATCACGAGTACGGTCTTGCTGAAGATGCCATGGACGCTCTGAACCACGCAAAGGAGCTTGCCAGTGGCTGATGCAGTCTGCACGTTCATGACAATCGAAGAGCAGCTTGCGCTGTTGCTGAGTGGTGCTCCCGATCCACGGCTTCCCCGCGGATCGGTTGGTTGGTATGAGACTGCAACGGGCTGTTGCGGTGACCAGATACTGTTCGACAAACCATTAACCGGCTGGACAGAAGTGCTTTGTCGAAAGTGCGGTCATTTCACGACAGTCAGGTAGCTCATAGGGGATT